CCAAATACTTATATTGAATATTATGATAATGAAATTCAAATATTATTTGAAAATAATAAACGAATAATATTTAAGGAGATAAAAAATGCAGAATGATATTAATATAGAAGATAGAATTACAAAAATCTTAACTGATGAATTAGGCTATTGCTATTGTGATAATTGCGAGTTTGGAAATTGGGATAAGTATCAAGATAGAAATTGTGATAATTGTCATAGAAAGTATCAAAATTGGCGGTTATCTGAGGATACGGCAAGAATAATAGCAGACAAAATTATAAAAATTGGTCATATTAATGCTATAACAAAAGAAATAGGTTGAAGGGGCGTTAAAAAAATGCAGAGTGATTTAACAAAAGAATTAAGTATAAATTTTATTGAATACGCAGCTGCTTGTAATTCAGACAGAGCTATACCAAATGCTACCGATGGCCTCAAACCAGTTGCTAAAAGAATTCTTTATGGAGCTTTTACAGGAGGAAGGACTAGTAATAAACCCCATGTAAAATGTGCAAAGATTGTCGGAGATGTAATGGGTTCTTATCATCCACATGGAGACTCGTCCATTTATGGTGCATTAGTGCGTCTTGCTCAAGATTGGGTAATGCGTTATCCTCTTATTGACTTCCATGGCAATGTAGGAAATCAAGCGGGTGATGGTCCTGCCGCTCCGCGTTATACAGAAGCAAGATTATCTAAATTAACAGAAGATGGAATGTTACAGGGATTAAAAAAGAATAATGTTAATTTTATTCCTAATTATGATGAAACAACAGAAGAGCCTGTAGAACTTCCAAGCATCTTTCCAAATCTTCTTTGTAATCCTAATAGTGGAATTGGTGTAGCTATGGCCTGCTCCTGGGCACCACATAATCTTGGAGAAGTTGCTGCGGCGATTAATCAATATTTATCTGGAGAAGATCCAATGTTGCCTGGCCCAGATTTTCCAACAGGAGGAGTTATTATCAATTCTAAAGATATTCCCGCTATTATGAAAACAGGACATGGTAGTGTAAAAATTCGTAGTAAATATAAAATTGATAAACAAAAAGTTATATTTACAGAAATCCCTTATGGAACTACTATTGAAGGACTAATGACAGAAATTGGTGAAATTTCTGATAAAAAAGAAATTGAAGGAATTGATAATATTCGTGATGAATCTAATAAAAAAGGTGTTAGAATTGTTATCGAATGTGATAAGGGCATCAATCCTGCAAGTATTGTAAATAAACTTTTTGCAAAAACAAATTTACAGAGTTCATTCAGCTATAATCAAGTTGCTCTTGTCGATAAAGTACCAACTGAATTAAATCTTAAAGATTGTATTAAAATTTATGTTGACCACAATATTAAATGCATTAAAAGGGAAACTCAATTTGATTTAGATAAAGCAACAGATAGATTAGAAATAGTTAATGGTTTATTAAAAGCATTAGAAGATATAGATAATATTATAGCTTTAATTAAAAGCTCTGAAAATGCAAATGCGGCAGCTGAAAATTTAATTAAAAAATATAATTTTACTTTAAAACAAGCTAAGGCTATTTTAGCTATGAGACTTTCTTCTCTTGCTAAACTTGAAAAAGTTGAATTACAAAAAGAAGCTAAAGAACTTGAAAATAAAATTATTGATTTAAAAAATATTTTAGCGAGTGAAGATAGACAAAAAGATATTCTTAAATCTAGACTTGGAGAACTGGTTAAAAAGTATGGCGATCCCCGCCGCACAGAACTTACTAATATTGAAATCAAGCCTGAAGATAAAATTATTGAAGAAGTTACTCCAGAAGATTGTGTAGTAATTCTTTCTCAAACAGGTAGTATTAAACGTATTCCTAGAAATAGCTTTAAAGTACAACGTAAAAATGGTAAAGGCGTAAAAACAAAAGATGATGTAATTATGTCTACTATTTCCACAAACACCATTGATAATCTTCTTATTTTTACTAAAAAAGGTAAAATGTTTAAAATTATCGTAGATGAAGTTCCTGTTGGCACAAATGCATCAAAAGGGGTTCATGTTGGTACATTGATTAATATGGATCAAGATGATGAAGTAATTGCAATTACATCTCTCGCAAGAAGTAATACTGCAAAATATGTAGTATTTTTTACAAAACAAGGATTGATGAAAAAAACCTATCTTGATGAATATACAAAAGTAAAACGTAGCACAGGGATTGTTGCAATTAAAATTAATGAAGGTGATTCTATTGCTAATGTAGAATTTATTAATGAAGAAGATGTTCTCGTAGTAACCAAAAATGGAATGTCTATTCATTTTGAAACTAAAAACGTTGCACCTGTTGGAAGAATTGCAGCAGGAGTAAAAACTATAAAATTAGATGAAAATGATGAGGTAATTGCAGGATTGCCTATTCATTCTGATAATGATATGGTGGCAATTTTTTCAACAAAAGGATATGGTAAAAAAACTTCAATTAAGGAATTTACTGTACAAGGAAGAGGCGGCAAGGGTTTAATTATTTATAAACCTAGTGTTATTTATGGTAATATTGCTGGTGTAACAATTATATCAGACAGTGATACAATTCTTCTCGCTGGTCAGCCGAGTTCCATATGCATTGCCGCAACAGATTTACCTTTATTAACTCGAACAAGTTTTGGTAATATCATGGTAAAATCTAATATTTCATCTATTGTTAAATTTTAATAATGAGGGGTTTAGCCCCTCATTAGCTTTTTATAAAAAAATATATTATAATATAATTATAATAAAAATCATCATTTATAAGGGACTCTGGTCAATGATGATTAATTCTTCTTAAAAAATTTTTATATATAATAAGAAAATAAAAGGAGAATTTTTATATTATGGGAAAAATATATAAGATAGTAAATGATATAAATTCAAAAATTTACATTGGTAAAACAACAAGGTCTTTATAGACACGTTTTGAAGAACATGTTAAAAATACTAGTCATTGTAAATCTGCAATTTCTGCCGCCATTCAAAAATATGGGGAAAAACATTTTTAGATTTAGTTAATTGAAGATAATATTCCAGATGAATAGTTGAATCAAAAAGAACGATATTGGATTAATTTTTATAACAGTTATAGAAAAGGATATAATCTTACTCCTGGGGGAGATGGGAAATCTTTAAGTGATGAAGAAATTGCAGATATACGATAGCTATGGGAATTAGGTTTATCTTGTTCTGAAATTAGTAATAAATTAGATTTACCTCATTCTACTATATATCATCGAATTTGTAAATATCCTGAATATAGCATAGAAGAAAATAGAAAAAGAGCGAAAAAAGATCAATATAAAGAAATCTCTCAATATAATGAATAGGGGAAATTTATTCAAAAATTTTATTCTATTACAGCTGCAAGCAATCAATTAAAAATATCTGATAAATAGATTTGCGCAGGAGCAAAAAAAGGATATAAAGTACGTGGATTTTATTTCGCATATGGAGATGAACCTTTAGTTATTAAAACTAATAAAAAAAGAGTCTATCAATATGATAAATAGGGAAATTTATTAAATATTTTTAATGGAGTTAGGTAGGCTGGAAGAGAAACTGGTATTGATTATACAGGTATATTAAAAAATTGTAATGGTAAATATAAAACATCTGGAGGATATGTTTGGTCTTATGACTAGAGATGAATTAAAAGAGAAAATTAATAAAGCTAAATTTGCTTATTATAACACTGATAATCCTATTATGTCAGATAAAGAATATGATAATTTAATTAAAGAATATGGAGAAGAACCTTCAGTAGGGGCGCCTGTATTAAATTCAATTAAAAAAATTAAAATTGTAGATAAGCCTATGTTAAGTTTAGATAAAGTACATAATGAAAAAGAAATTATTTCCTTTTCTAATGAATATGATATTGTAGCATCAATTAAATGCGATGGTTTATCTGTTCGATTAATTTATAAAAATGGAATTTTATTTTCAGCTAATACAAGAGGTAATGGTAGTGAAGGAGCCGATATAACTGAACATATTAAATACTTTACAAATGTACCCTTGAAAATTTTAAAAACTGAAAAATATATTATAGATGGGGAAGCTATTATCTATGATGATGATTTTAAAATAATTAATAAAAATAATCAATTTAAAAATAATAGAAATACAGCAAGTGGATCATTAGCATTATTAGATATGAATATCGTTAAGCAAAGACGTCTTAGTTTTATTGCATGGGATGTAATTCAAGGCGGTTGTTCATCTAAATATTATCATTATAATATGGAGGAAGCAAAAAAATTAGGCTTTACTACTGTTCCCATGTTAATTTTAGATGCTACAAAAATAGAACAAGAAGAAATAGCAAATATTAATCAAACTTTATTAAAAGAGTCTAAAGAAAAAGGAATTCCTTGTGATGGAATCGTATGGCGAATTAATGATATAAAAGAAGGTAATAAAAGAGGTCAAACCGCACATCATTTTTTAAATGCGATTGCATGGAAACCAAATAATGAAACATATGAAACTAGATTAAAATATATCCAATGGACAATGGGAAGAACTGGTGTTCTTACTCCAGTAGCAGTATTTGATCCTATTGATATTGATGGTTCAACAGTAGAAAGAGCATCTCTTCATAATGTAAGTATTATGAGAGAAATTCTTGGTGATTGTGCTTATGTAGGTGAGCCTCTTCAGGTTTACAAAGCGAACCAGATTATTCCTCAAATTACAGAAGCTGGACCAAAATATGATTATGGTTATGTGATTGCTCATGGTGGAGTATCTGCTAATGATGTTATTGAAAGATGTCCTATATGCGGTGGTGATGTTGCATATATAACCAGTGATGATGGAGTAATTAACGCATATTGTGATAATCCTCTCTGTGAAGGAAAATTGATAAATAGACTTGAGCATTTTTGTGGGAAGAAAGGTCTTGATATTAAAGGATTATCTAAAGCTACTTTTCAAAAATTAATTGATTGGGGGTGGCTTGAAAATCTTGAAGGAGTTTTTAATCTTAATAAATACAGAAATGAATGGATTAAGAAACCTGGATTTGGAATAGCTTCTGTTGATAAAATTTTAAAATCAATAGAAGAGCATAAACATACAACACTTGATGCCTTTATATCTGCTATTGGTATTCCCCTTATAGGGCGGACTGTCGCAAAAGATTTAACAAATTATTTTAAAACATATGAAGATTTTCGTGATGCAGTAATGGATGATACTTATAATTTCTTTATCTTAGATAATTTTGGTGAAGAAATGAATAATAGTATTAAAAATTTTGATTATGCGGAAGCCGATAGAATTTCTAAACTTTTAATTTTTGAAACCCCTGTTGTTAATAACACTCAAATAAATAATAGTCTTACAGGGAAAATTATAGTTATTACAGGAAAACTTACAAATTTTAAAAATAGAGCTGAATTAAAAACAGTTATTGAAAATCATGGAGGTAAGGTTGTTGATTCTATTTCTGCAAAAACAGATATACTTATTAACAATGATGTAAATAGCACATCATCTAAAAATAAGGCAGCAAAAGAACGCAATATACCAATTATGTCAGAGCTAGATTTTATAAAGAATTATATTGAAAATTAAAAAAAATTTTTATATAATATAATTGTAGATGATAAAAAATAATTCATCTTAAGAATATAATATTTTAAATACAAGGAGAAAAATTTTATGTTAAAAGAAAATAGTAAGACTGTTTATGATTTTGTTAAGGCACATGATGGAGAAGATTTTACCGCTCAGGATATTGCAGATGCAACTGGATTGGGGGTAAGAACAGTTAATGGTATTATAACATCCGCTTTCCAAAGACATAAGGATAAGGACAAGAATGAAGTTCCTCTTATGGTTCGTGTTCCCGCCGAGATTGAAGATCCTGAGACTGGACTCCATAAGGCCATTAAGTTTATTCAGTTGACGGATGCTGGCCGCGAGTTCGACCCTGACGCCGAAGAGTAATTTTTAATTAGATTTTTGTGAGGGTTAGATAAAATATCTAACCCTCTTTGCATTGGAGAAAAAATGATATTATTCATATATGGTATGAGTTTTATTTTTATAATCTGCGGATCATTTTTCTTTTATAAAGCCAATCAAATAAGAATTATTAAAAATAAATAGCAATAGACTTATTTATAGAATTTACAAAAGTATATTCATGAATAGGAAACAAAAATAGAAAATCTTATTGATTTAAATCATAAAAAAGAAAGATAGCTACAAAAAGAATATATTTAGTATGAACAAAATCTAAAGAAAACTTTTGATTAGAAAAAACTGAAAGGAAAATAGGAAATTTAGGATTATTTTAATAGATAGAAAGAAAATATTAAAATAAATATTGAAAAAGCAAATAATTAGGCTTAGTAGGAAATTGCAAATATTCATACAGATTTAAATAAAATTAGGGAATCCGCACAAAAAGAAAAATAGCAAATACAAAATGATTTAAATAAATTAAAAGCTTCATTAAGTGCAGGTGTTGAAGCGCGTCTCCGCGAACAAGAGAAAAAAGAAAAAATTAATTTTTATAAACTCTCGATTTCTGATGTAGATTTAGCAGATGTAAAAATGTTAGAAAATTTAAAAGCATCACTTCATAAACCTATTGTTTTAAGTAAACTTATATGGACTCAATATTTTCAAAAACAAATGACTTAGCTTTGTGATAGAGTCTTAGGTAAAAAAACAGTTTGCGGAATTTATAAAATTACTAATTTATTAACTGAACAATGTTATATTGGACAAAGTGTTAATATTAGTGATAGATGGAAACAACATTGTAAATGCGGTTTAGGTATTGAGGCTCCCGCAACTAATAAATTATATAATTCTATGCAGCGAGATAAGATTTGGAATTTTACTTTTGAATTATTGGAAGAATGTCCAAAAGAATTATTAAATTAGAAAGAATGTTTTTGGATAAATATGTATCAAAGTGATATGTTTGGTTATAACTCTACGAAAGGAAATACTTAAAATGTAGTATATTGTGTATGAACACGTAGCTCCTAATAATAAACGATATATAGGTATTACGCACAATGCCACTACTCGTAGATGGGGGACTTAGGGTCAAGGATATAAACATCAACCAAAATTTTATAATGCCATTCAAAAATATGGATGGAAAAATTTTCAACATAATATTTTATTTTAGCATTTAACAGCATAGTAGGCTGGAATAAAAGAGCAAGAATTAATTAAAAAATATGATTCTATCAATAATGGATATAATAGTGACAGTGGCGGAATAATTCATAAAACACATACAGCAGAAACTAAAGAAAAATTACGACAATTAAATTTAGGGAAAAATAATCCTGCTTATGGGAAAAGAGTTTCTGAATAGACCCGTAAAAAATTAAGTAACGCACGAAAAGGGAAACCTCATTCTCAAGAATGGGCTAATAAAGTTGCCGAGTCCCATAAAAAGAAAGTTTTATGTATAACTACAGGGATTGTTTATATTTCAGTCGGTGATGCAGCAAAAGCTGCAAAAGTAAGTATCTCAAGAATGTCTGGAGTTTTACATGGACATGGAAAAAGTGCAGGAAAACATCCTATAACAAAAGAAAAATTAGAATGGAGATTTATAGAAGATGAAATTTGAAAAAACATGGGTAGGTAATTTCGAAGGAGCTTTTAGAGGTCTTAGAAATCCTAAAAATAGTTGGGATAAGAGTGACAGCTTTTTTGGCGTTATAGATCTTAATTATGTAAGTAAAGATATGGAAATTGCAGATGAATGGGTTAAAACTTTTCATCCCGATTTGAATTGGCCGGAAGAATTTACTGATGAAGGTTGTAATCTTGCAGAAGAGTATGCAGATAAACTTATTAAAAATGGTGTTTTAAGATTAAATGATAATGATGACGTTGCAGATTTAGCTTTTATCGGTCCGCAGGATATGAAATTAGCTCAGACTCTTATTAAAGCCGGTCCTGAACACCGCAAGTTTTTACGTCAAATTTTTGTTTCTGTTGATATTACCGCTCCACTTTACTGGTGGAAAGAAATGGACCAGTACAAAATAGGAACAGTTACAGATAGCACTTCAACAATGCATAAATTAACAAGTAAACCTATTACTCTTAAAAGTTTTGAAATTGATGATTTTAATCCAGAAATTGTATATTACGAAATTCCTGGCGCTCAAAATGATATTGGTATGTTTGCGGATTTTATGATTGAACAACTTGAATTCCTTCGTCAAAAATATCTTGAAACAAAAGACAAAAAATATTGGAAAGAATTGGTGCGATGGTTGCCAGAAAGTTGGCTACAAACTAGAACATGGACTGGAAATTATGAGACTCTTCATTCCATTTGTCATCAAAGAAAAAATCATAAATTAAATGAATGGGACGGACAAGACGATCCATCTAAGAATAATTTTATTAAATGGTGTCGTTCTCTCCCTTATGCTCAATATTTAATTTTTAATGATGAAAATATTCCTTTTCAAATTGAAAAATAAAAAATAAAATGCTATAATATAATTATAAAATAAAAATTATATTATAAATGAAAAGGGAAAAATTACAAATGACTAAAAGAGAAGCATTTATTAAAATTATTCAAACAGAAATTTTTGATCGAACAGATATTTATGTAGAAAATTATCCAGATGAGTATGGACTTGCCGCATCTTTTTGGGAAGATTTTAAAAATGAAAAGGTAAAAAATTCAGGAGCTATGACAGAAAATGGAGCAAAACTTCTTTCTTGGATGCAGGAAAATGTAGAAAAATTATCTAATCTTTTTACATCTAAGGAAGCCGCTGAAGCTCTTTTTACTAGTGGTCGTTCCATTGCAGGTTCTATGCGAAAACTAATTAAAGATGGATATGTTGAAAAGATAGGGAAAGATCCCGTTCAATACTCTTTAACAGAAGCTGGGAAGAGTTATCAATTTGAAAATTAAAAAAATTTTGATATAATATAAATACAGAGAATAAAAGTTGATTGATAAGGAGAAAAAATAAATGAGAGCAAACGCAAGATTTACTAACACAGTAAAAATCGAAGGATATGTTTATAGTACAGGTAGTAATTTTAATCAGCTTTCTGAAAGAGAGTCAGGAGAAAATTCAAAGAATCCAGGAACAAAATATATTGCAGGTGATCTTGATATAGCCGTAGATGAGGAAGGTTTAAATATTATTACTGTTCATTATACTTATGTAACTGAAACTTATAAAAGTGGCCAGACAAATAATACATATACAACACTTAAAAAGATTATTGATAATCCTGAAAAGACTTGGATAAATAGTGGAAAAGAAAATGCTTTTAAGGTTCAATGTACTGGGGTGTCTATCGCAATTAATGATTTTATCGCAGCTGATAAATCAAAAATTGCCGTAATAAGAAATGAAAATGGTTTTTGTTCTATTGTAAATGAACTTGGTCCAGAAACAGAAAGCAATACTTTTTCAGCTGATATGCTTATTACAAAAGTGACTCATATTGATGCAGACCCTGAGAGAAATATTTCGGAAGATTTTACAACTATTAGTGGAGCAATTTTTGGATATGGACCAGTTATTTTACCTATTTCTTTTGTTGTACATAATGAAATGGGTATGAACTATTTTGAGAGTCTTGAGGTAAGCCCTTCTAATCCTATTTTTACAAAAGTATGGGGACGTATTAATTGTATGACAGTTAAAACTAAGAAAATAGAAGAATCTGCTTTTGGAGAAGCTGCAGTTCAGACTTCTGAAAGAAAAAATCGTGAATATGTAATAACAGGAACAGCTAAAGTTCCTTACGATTTTGGTGATGAAGAGGTTCTTACTATAGAAGATGTAAATAAGATGATGCAAGACCGTCAGGTTATGTTGGCTGAAGTTGAAAAGAGATATAATGAAAGACAGGCTAATAAGACAGTAAAGAGTACAGCTACGATCCCGAATATGCCTGTTCCTGAGGGTGGTTTTGTATTTTAATGAAAGGGGGATTAATCCTCCCCCTTTTATTTAAAGAAAGGATATTATAATTATGGCAGATATTGATATTTTTAGTATCCAACCACATCAGGTAAGTCGTGATCTTCGCGGTTATTCCGTATTTTTCTATGGTGGTTGGAAAACTGGTAAAACCACAATCGCATCAAAATTTCCTAACGCACTTCTTCTTGCCTTTGAAAAAGGTTATAACGCATTGGCGGGTGTTCGTCCACAGCCAATTAATTCTTGGGCAGAATTTAAGAAAGTTTTACGTCAGTTAAAAGACGCTCGCGCAAAGGAAATGTTTGAAACAATTATTGTTGATACCGCCGATATTGCTTATGATTATTGTACAAAATATATTTGTGATAATGCTCAGCGATCTGATGGCGGTTACGGAGTAGATTCTATCTCTGATATTCCTTTTGGTAAGGGATATGGAATGATTGAAAAAGAATTCGATACTGCACTTCGTTCTATTGTCCAAATGGATTATGGTCTTGTAATTATTTCGCATGAAACTGATAAGACGTTTACAGATGAAGCGGGTAATCAGTATAATAAGATTGTTCCTACTCTTGATAAGAGAGCAAACAATATTTGTGCAAGAATGTGCGATATTGTTGGATATTCTCGCGCAGTAACAGATAAAGATGGAAATCTTAGTACCAAACTTTTTATGCGAGGAACTCCTCGTTATGAAGCTGGTTCAAGATTTAAATATACTCCAGATTTTATTGATTTTTCATATGAAAATCTTGTAAATGCTATCGCAACTGCTATTGATAAGCAGGCTGAAGAAGATGGCGCGCAGTATTTTACAGATACTCGTAAAAACGCATATGAAGATACAACTAAAGACCTTAATTTTGATGAGCTTATGAAAGGCTGTAATGATCTAATTAAGGAAATGATTGGTAATAATTCTGATGAAGTCTTTAAAGAATTTTATCAGCCTCGAATTGTGCAGATTACTGATCGGTATCTTGGTCGGGGCCAGAAGATGAGCCAGTGCTCTCGCGAGCAAGTTGAAGCTCTCTCTCTGATCTATGATGATCTCCTCTTACTTTCCAAAGAGACGAAATCAGAATAATTATAAATATATATGGACTTGTCAAAGGACTGCAATACTTTGACAAGTCTTCTTTTTTTTGTTATAATATAAATAGAAAAATATTGAAAAGGAGATATTGTAAATGGCTCATAAAGTAAAATGCCTATATTGTGGCGAGCAATTTGATAGAGATACTGAACCAACAAAACAAGTCTCCGCACGTAGATATGCTCATATAAAATGTTGGGAAGATCATATAGCCAATATGTCTCAAGAGGAAAGAGATATTGAGGCTTTTTATGACTATACAAGAAAATTATTTGGAGAAGATTATAATTATATTTTAACTAAAAAACTTGCTGAAAGATACGTTAAAGAAAATAACTATACATATAGTGGTATGTTAAAAACACTAAAATGGTATTATGAAAAAGAAGGTAACTCTTTAGATAAAAGCAATGGTAGTATAGGTATTATTCCTTATATTTATAAGCAAGCATTAAATTATTATTACGCGTTATATCAAGCACAATTAGTAAATCAAGAAAAAGATATTTCCAATTTTACAATACCAAAAGAAAAAGTGGTAAGAATTGAATCTCCACGGGTATATGTGCGACCGCCGCATATGTGGTTGGAAGAGGAGGATAATGAATGAGTTTAAAATATTATGATGTACCTGCATGTATGCAGGTAATTGGAGATGTGTTTATAAATCCTTCTCTTTTAGACTTGGAAGAAAAATATAAGTTTCATGAAGAAGATTTTGCACAAGAATTTCATAGAATTTTATTTGGTTCTATTTATAATCTTCATCAACTTGGAGCAAAACAGATTTCTATTGAAGATATAGAAAAATATTTAGAGCAAAGACCAAAAAAATATGCGGTATATAAAGTAAATAAAGGTTCTGAATATTTAGAAAACATTAAAGAAATGTGTCAACTGGCAGCTTTTGATTATTATTATAATCGTATGAAAAAAATGACTCTTTTACGAATGTATAATAAAAATGTTGGCATGGATTTATCATGGTTATATGATCCAGATAATATTTTAGATGTAAAGAAAAAAGAAGCTCAAGAGACCTGGTTTGATAATACTCCTATTACTGAAATTGCTAATGTTATTAATGATAAAATTGATGAAATTAAAGCAAAGTATGTCGATAATTCAGAAGATGGAGTAATTCAAGCGGGAGATGGTGCATTAGCACTTCTTGAAAGATTAAGAACAAATCCTGAAATTGGTTATCCTCTTTATGGAAGATTAGTTAATGCAATTCATCGAGGAGCAAGATTAAAAAAGTTTTATTTGCGGTCTGCTGCCACCGGCGTTGGAAAGACTAGATCTATGATTGCAGATGCCTGTTCTATTGCTTGCAATAAAGTTTATAATCTTGAAACAAAACAATGGGAAGATAATGGCACTCGTGAACCTACTCAATTTATAACAACAGAGCAAGAAGAAGATGAAATTCAAACTATGATGATTGCTTTTTTATCTGGAGTAAATGAAGATCATATTCTTGAAAATACATATATTGGAGATGAGTGGGAACGAGTAAGCGAGGCCGCCGAAATTCTTTCAAAAAGTCCATTATATATCAAAAAATTACCAGATTTTTCACTTCAAGATATTGAAAATACAATTAAATTTGGTATTCGTCAATATGATACTCGATATATTTTTATGGATTATATTCATTCAAGTATGAAAATTCTTAGTGAAATTAGCTCAAAAGCTGGAGTCAAAGGATTAAGAGAAGATAATATACTTTTTATGATTAGTGTTCGATTAAAAGATTTATGTAATCAATATGGAGTATTTATTATGTCTGCGACTCAGCTTAATGCGGAATATCGTAGCGCCCAAATATATGATCAAAATCTTCTTCGTGGAGCAAAAGCCATTGCTGATAAAATTGATGAAGGAGAAATTATGCTTCAGGTTAGCGACGATGACAGAGAAGCATTAAAAAATATCGTCAACTCTATGGGTATTGAAATGCCTGATATTAAAAAATCTGTATATAAAAATAGACGCGGTCGCTATAAAGATATATTGCTCTGGTGTAAATCTAATAGAGGTATTTGTAGAATTGATCCAATATTTGTAACTAATTATAATTATGAATTAATGGATATTGAAGATTTAAAAATTAAAGTTACACCTAAAATTGAAACAAGCGCATTTTAAGGAGAAAAATAATGCAATTTAGTAAATGTCAATATTGTAAAAATAATGGGAAAAAATGTAAATATATAATGGCTTATGTAATATCTGCATTAAGTCAGATGGAACATACAATTAATTACAGTCAATCAAAAAACATAGAAGGCTGTTTTTTAAAAGTGTCATATGATTGTGATAATTTCTCTCCTAAAAATAAATGTTATGGTTGCAAAAATTTAAATAAATATGAAAACGAAAGAGAACTTGGTTATAATTCTCCTTGTACAAGTTGTAAAAGACTCGCACAAGATTATTATGAGGAGGAGGAAATATGATTATTTGCGGTTTTCCTGGAGTTGGAAAATCTACCTTAGCAAAATTTTCTAATTGGGTAGATTTAGAAAGTACCCCATTTGAGAAAGATTGGGTTCGTTATGCAAAAGTAGCAAAACATATGAGTGATAATGGATATAATGCTATGGTATCTACTCATCCTCAGTTATTAGAACAATTTGAACAAATGGAAGTAAGATACACTGTTGTAGTACCTCCTTTTACTGATGTTTCTGTTTATAAAGATAGATACATTAAAAGAGGAAATAATATTGA